CATACCTTTAATTCCTTTGATATTATCGGCAGTGTCACCACAAATAATTTTCATCACTAATGCATTTGAATAATGATGATTGAAATGCATCATATAGCTTGCCTTTGTTACTGGCTGGTCGATATTGGGAAATATGATGGTTATGTTTAAATCCAAAAGTTGTGCAAAATCCCTATCGTTTGAATATAAAAAAATTTCTTCCTTATTATTATATTGTTGACAATATGCAGCAATTATATCATCCGCTTCAACATCATCAACTTCAATTTGTCTTAAATATAACTGTTCGGCATATGCTTGAATACGCTTCCTTTGTTTCATAATGGATTCTTCTTTTGCTGTTTCCCTACGGATTTCCGCAGCAGTCATTTCAATTTTTTTATGCCATTCTTTAGTTTTGCGATTGGCTTTATAGTCTCTATCAATTCGATGACGCATAATTCCACCGCCTTCCCCATCCCAAACGAGCACAACTTTATTAATCATATGCTCCTTGATTAACTTACGAACGGTTGTTAAAAAAGAATAAAGTCCACCTATATGTCCAAATTTAGACGTATAGGTGTCCTTTGCTCCGTGAAATGACCTTTTCAACAGATAAGAAGAATCCACTAAGAGAGTTCTGGTTTTCATTATTCTTCCTCAAGACCTGTTCCCATAATTTCATCCCTGAATGAAACATTACCGTCAGCATCCATTGGTTTGGATTTGAAATCCAAATCATCTGCCGTTAACGTATCATCATCGAAACGATTACGGAAATATAGTATGTTCTTTTTCTTGTATTCATCAATACTGGCTTTATCGCCATATACGAATCCATGTGGTGTTGACATTATTTTACCTTCCAGTGAAATTCCACCCCATTCTCCATCAACATGGTTTTTAGCAATATTGACTTTATTACTGAATCCGAAGTTAAGGTCACGACCTTTACTTGTTGCAGTTTCTCTTGCAGTTCCGTGTGTAATTATACCACCAAAGTGATAAATAAGTCTTGCACCAAAGAACCACGTTTCACCACCTTTGTGCTTAATAACCTTATTCATAGAATCATACCAAATCTTCTGAACCGCAGCAACTGTTGTAGTAAATTCACAATCAATTCTTCTGGTGTTTGGTATTGTATTATTCAGTAATGACATGAATGCTTTTTCATATGCACCAGCATTCCACATATTATTATCACTATCATTCTTTTCAAGTGCATTAATTGTTTTAATACAATTGAGAGTACCGATTGAATCTATCCCAATAAACACATCACGTGGTAATTGACCACTCTTTTGCATATCAAGAAAATCATAGACAGCCTTTGCCATATCTTCAATACTGGCTTCTTTCCTCTCCTTGTCTTGCTTAATTCCATAGTTATCAAGAAGATATTTGTTATTTACAAGAAGATATTCACCATTCCAATCAAAACCCATTAATGTTAATCGCTTATTACCAACATCAATATTGTTTTCAGTATCAATTATGATTGGAAAATCTCCTATTTTTTGTGCATTAACAATTGCACGCATCAATGCTGTTGATTTTCCGGTATTACTATACCCACGAAAAAGTGTTACATATCCCTTGGGTACACCGGGCATGCCAGTTGCTTCCCTCAACCCATCATCAATAGGAATCCATTGAAGTGGCTTTGATGGTACATCTTGCGCACCAATTTTCTTTTTAAAATCATCCAACGAAAATTTCTTCATCGCTGTTGGTTTCCTGCTATTGTTTGCAGGAATATCAATTCCTTTTGCCATGTTTACAAATTCTTTTTAATATTGTAAAGGGGGATTTTTGTTTCCCCCTTTACAGTTTGATGTAATTTTTAGAAAGGTAAGTCCTCATAATCACCACTTCCCGAATTATCGGTTGAAGGTGATTCAGGTGCTGCAGCCTCTGCTACTGGTGCTTGTGCCACTGATGCTTGTGTTTCTGCGAGAGCAGATTGACCAAGATTAACAACATCATCTTTATATGTACCGACTTTTGCTTCGGTTATGTTGTTAATTGTTACACGTGGATATTCTTCATCCAAGTCAGATGCCTGTTCGAAATCTTCTTCTGTATCAGCATCGAGATTACGATTACGTGTGTTAGCAGCTTCTTCCAAATCGGGACGACCCGGAAATACCCAATGCTTGTTGTTCTGGTCAATATCATCCCAATAAGGATTTGTACCCATTGCAACCATTTCAAGATATTCGTAAGATGTGATACCCGGTGCTTGTCTTGGTTTGAAAACATCTCTCCATGTGATGTCGTCATCAAGCCAACCTCTTGCCATAATCGGGTCTGCATGAAGCGGAGATTTGTTGTTAAATAAAATTGCAGAGATTGCCTTATAAACATGACCATTGAATTCGCTGTCAGTCATAAGAATGCTCAAATCAGTACCATCAGTTGCACTTGCATAGTCTGCTTTCTGGGTTGCAGTGTACTGCTCCAATACCGGAAGAATTTTGTCAAGTGTACCCTGATTTTTGTAGTTGTGCTTGAATCTCCAAAATTTAACACCGTCTTTTTCAACGCCTCTGTCAATTCCACGGAGAATGTAGAATTTCTTGGCTTCCCAAACGATTGCCTCTTTGTAAATTGCATCGTTTTTTGTTTTGATGTCCAACTGAACACTGTTCATGTTTTCCTTCTTAATGCCTTTTATTGAAGGGTCTTGTTTTGCGAGACGCTTCTTATATTCAGCGCAAAGAGGACATGGTGCAGGAACGAGAACTACATTTCCGTTCTGGTCAGTCTGTGGCTTACCGTCACTTCCCATTTTGGGAACTTTCGGGTCATTGTGAGCAGGACAGTAAACTACTGTGCCATGCCTTTTCTTTCCACCTGCCGTAATGGTAGGAACAACGTGGAAGAATGCTTCCTCGATACGTTTCTTACCGGGTTTTGGGGGGAGAATCCTAAAAGTTTCTTTGGTTTTGCGGGGAACAAAATACTTTGCTAAAATTTCCTCACGTGATTTTCTTTTTGAACCTTGTGCTTGTGATTTCTTCTGATAATCGTTGAACATTCGTTTAATGTCATCAAGCTCGTTTACATTTACATTTTCCATTTTTAAAAGTTTTACAGTAAAATTATTTATTTCAATTATAAAAATTGCAGTACAAATATACAGTGCCTTTTGTATAAATACAAGACTTTTTAAAAATAAAGTGAATTATTTTTTCAACACTACGGTTTTAGAATACCATCGGAAACAACAGTGAATGAAAGGGTTTGTTTGTTTTCATAATAATCACCATTCTTCATTCTGATTTGTATATAATAATCTTGAGGTATCAACCACGATGTGTCAAGATTAAATTCATAACCAGTATTTGTTCTGTTAACAGATGTAAATGGTATCACATCAATCTCATATTTTTTACCAACAGTTGTGAACACACGATATTCAATATCCAAAGGTAAGAAATTATTTTGATTTGGGTACAATTCTTTTATTGTAAGCTTAATTTTTCTCACATTTCCTGCCCTAATATTCTCTTTTTCACCAATTCCCCAGAAATAAAAAAAGTAATTATCAAAATTAATAGTATTGGAGTTATCAAATGTATAATACTTGTTCGGAGATATTAAATAAAATTCTCCAACATGTTCACTATCTCTACCATTAATAGTAATATACCATCTATCTTCAAATAACACAGCATCGTTAATCAATCTACCATTATCATACTCAGAACTTACTTCATATTTAATTTTATATACACCAAGACTTACGTTTTCAATTGTGTCACCACTTAATGTGTCAACTAAATTACCTTGATTATCAAGTATTTCAACTCTATCTACTATAATATTTTTTGCTATACCACCCACATTTACATATAGGTATAGTTCATTCTCCTTATCAAGATAGAAATAATTTCTGTCATCGACAATTCCATCATCAACTATTGTCTCAATGTATGGTTCATACCAAGTATTGGTGTGTTTTGCGTGAAAAGCAACTGCTTGTCTGAATTCAGTTTCAATTTCTTCATAAAAATCAGCAAATTTAATGCCCAGACCGAATGATGCACCAGTAAATGCCGATGTTCCGGTGTAACCAGTGCCAAAAAGTCTTTGATTAATATAATCGGTAATATCAATGTCGATGTTTTCAGAACCCTTTTCAAATGCTTGACTTGCAATGATTGTTGTTATACCACTTTGATATGACCCGCCACTATTTACCCAAGGAATACTTGTCTTTCTATAAAACCAGTTTGATGCCTGATTATAAATCACTGGCTCTAATACATCCACATATGGATATGGTGTATAATCATAAATAAAATCATAACCACCACCTTCATCCCATTCTTCATCAACATTAAATAAATCCAACTCAAAACTCGTTGCCCTATCAATATTTAAGGAATAAGATTTTTTTCCTGTATATTCGGGAGCATAGCTAATTGTATTAGTCATATGTAATACGTGCTTAACAATCCTATTTGGATTGATGAATCCTTTTGCTATCTTATCCTGCAAATTAGATAAATCAACGTCAAAGATAAACCT